ACGCCGGGCGATGTAAAAAAAGTAAATGTTGATGAATTTGGAAAAGGCGGAGACGATGCTTATGATGGTTGGCGTTATGGCGTGATGGAGTTTGAAGATTCGGTCGGACTTTATTAAGTAATAATTTTTATACTACCTTGGTCAAAGAAAAAATGAAGATTCAAAATTTAATAAATCTTGGAAGAGACAATTTTATAACGAAAAGACTTAAAAGAGTTGGCAGTTCTTTTCGGGCATATTTCCCGCTTGTAAGTTTAACAAATGGCTTGCGAAATGTTCCCGATAATAAAAAGCTGAATGCTTTGCGTCGGAGCGATATTGCATTCTCTTGCATCAATAAAATCGCCGAAACGATGAACGATGCTCCTTTAGTCGTTCAAAAGAAAAATCGTGATAATGAATGGGAAACCATTCCATCACATCCGATTTATCCTGTTTTACGGCGACCAAATATGCTCGATATTGGTGCGGATTTGCGATACAAGTTAATAATGAGCGAGTATTCGGTCGGTTATTCTTACACGCATTTAATAAGGGATAGACCAACGGCAACTCCAACGGCTTTAAGAGCTTTGAATCCTTTAAGCGTTCGACCAATTATTGATTATTCCGGCTTTATTGATTATTACGAATACACAAATTTAATCGGCAAAATGCACGAAATCGCTCCGAGCGATATAGTGATGCGTCGCCGACCGGATTTGGTTGACGAATTTTATGGTCTTGCACCTTTGCAAATTGTTCTTAATGCAATCGATGCAGAGGATTTATTAACAAATTATGTTAATTCAATTTTTAACGGTTCGGGAATTCCAAGCGGTTTATTAAAGTTCAAAAAGTCTTTGAATCCGAAACAAGCTGAAGAGAAACAAAGCCTTTGGCAAAAGTATTTTGGAAAGGACGGAATCAAAAAAAATGAAGTTGCTGTCTTGGATGCCGATGCCGATTATGAAGTTTTAGGCTCAAAATTAAATGAGTTGGAAGCTAACGACAAGCGAATGATTAACGAAGTTAAAATCTGCCAAGTTTTCGGTGTTAATCCTATTTTGGTCGGTGCTTTGGTTGGAATTGTTAATATCAACCAAAGAGCAAGTTATCGGGATGCAATGCGTGATTTTGCCGTTCATAAAATTTCGCCAGAGTTAAAAAATCTTGGTGAATTTAACACGCTTTGTTTTTTGCCGGAGTTTGAAAGTGAGAATGCTATTTATGCAAATCGCATCCGCTTATTTTACGATACAAGTCAAATGTCGGCTTTGCGTGAAGATGAAACCGAAAGGCAGAGTCGCGACCGTGAAAATTTCAAAGTTGGAGCAATTACGCTAAATGAATTCCGTGCATCGATTGGAGCAAAACGAGATCCAAAAGGCGATTATTATTTGCAACCAAATAACAGCCAACCAATCGACGATAAGGAAAGGGCAAAATTATCCCAAACTAGCAGAGTCGTTCAGTTTGGCTCAAACCCAAATAAAACCGATAAAGACGACGACGATGATGCCGATGGAGATAAAAAGTTATTGGAAGCACTTAATTATTTTAGAAAAACTTTTTCTAAACCTGGTGATGAAAAAAACGAATTATCTTTTATCATACCGGCGAAAGAAAAAAAATTACTCGATTCTAAAGTTTATGATTTCGAAGGCGTTCGTCTTGCACGGAAACCGAACGAAGTTGAAAAGCTGATTGATTATAAAGAAATTATTAAAAATCAAACCGATCAATCAAAAAGATTGCTTGAAGTTTCAAAGCGTTTCCGTGATTTTCTGATTGACCAAGCCGTCCAAAAAGCATCGAATTTAACCGAAAAAACAATTTCAAATTTGCAGTTAAGAGCAACTCCAAAGCTGAATCAAACTGCTTTAATTAAATTTGCTGAGTCTTATGAAATCGGCAGAATGCAAATTATTCACGAAATAAATGCACAAGTTAAAGAGAAAGGCTTGGACTTTTTAGAAACTAAAGAATTTGCAAACGATGATTCACGCAAAAGAATTCGCTCTTTTTCCGATTTGTTTAGTTCTAAATTGGTCGGCGAAATTCAAAAGCGAGCGATTGATGTTTTTTCAGCTTTGAAATTGCTTGGCGATGATGTAACTGATTTTTTCAAAGAAATGCGTCAAAGGCTCAAAGATGAATCCTTGCAATTTCTCGAACGTTTGGCGAAAGATTTTACCAACGCATCAATCCAAATTGGTCGCAAGGATGAAATCGATAAGCAACAAACGGAAATTTCAAAAGTGCAATATTCGGCTATCTTGGATTTGAATACTTGCTCGCCGTGCCGACGTGCCGACAAGATGGAAGGCGATACGACCGACGACGTGCCAACAACGCCGAATCCGGAATGCGAAGGAGCTTCAAAATGTCGCTGTATGCTTTTATTTATTTTTTATACTGAAGATGAATAAAACATTTGCATATAGAAACAAAATACGTCAAAATAAAAAACGAATTGAATATCTCAATTTTGTTCTTACAATTTCTTAATTTCTTGCAGTTATTAAGAAATCCCGCAAGTAATAAAGTTTGAATTTTTTGTTCGTAAAAGTCGGGAAAAGCGAGTCATATCTTGACTCGCTTTTTTCGTTGTTAAAATAAGGATTTATTTTGTGATAATATTTTTCTTGTTATGGCAAAAAAAACAGAAACAAAAACTCCGGAATTTAAGAGCGTTCCTTTTGTAAATATCAAAGCTGAATCGGACGGCTTGATAAGAGTAGGAATCGCGGCAGTTACAGGAAACATCGACGACGGCAAGGATCGGATAAAAAAAGGTGCTTTTAAGAAAACACTTTCCGAAATGAAAGGTCGGATGTCGCATCTTTGGAATCATCAATCTTGGAATCCGCCAATCGCAACGATTAAAGATATAAAAGAAGTCGATGCGAGCGAATTGCCAAAAGAGATTCTTGACCAATTTGAAAAGGGAACTGTAACATCCGGCTTAAAAGTTACACGCCAATATTACACAGACGTTCCGTTGTCGGAATGGGTTCTTAAAGCGATTGACCGAAATGACATCAATGAGATGAGCATTGGTTTTAACTCGGTAAAAGCTACACGAATCGAAATCGAAAACGACGACGGCGGGAAAACTTATATTCGTCAAATCGACGAAATTAAATTGTTTGAGTGTTCTGATGTAAATTGGGGAATGAACTCGGCGACCGTTGCAAATATGAAATCTTTCGATTTTGAACGAATGCCGATAACTTCCTTATTTGATGCCATAAAAACACTCGGCGAAAAGATTAAAGCTGGACACGCTTTTTCTGAATCCGAGTCTTTACTCTTGCAAAACTTAAAATCTACCGTTTCAGAATTTGAAATAGTTGATTTCGCCGAAACGCAAGAAACGAAATCCGACAACGACCAAGATAATAAGCAAGCCGGAGCCGACGAAGATGATGAACTCACTCCACTTGACGAAAGTTATTTTGCAGAAAATAAAAAGAAACTTAACAGTTTGAAATTGTAATTAACTTAATGGAGTAAATGTAAATTATGTCAACTAAGAAAGATGTTAAAAAAGTTAAACGCTCGGCAATGGTGAAAGGTTGGGAGCAGGATTTGGCAAAGTTTGGCTCGGATTTGAATGAGCTTGATGCCAAGATGCAAGAAGACTATAAAACGGACGACGGCGTAAAATCCGAAGACCGTGAAAAGTTCGATAAAATGTTTAAGGATGCGACCGATTTGCGTGAAAGAATCGAGAAGCATTTAGGCATCGGCGACATTACAAAAATCGTCGAGCCGAATTCGGATTCCAAAAATTTTGCAGTAAATGGATCAAAAGAAATTGTGCGAACAAAATCGCTTGGTCGAATTTTTACCGAATCCGATGAATATAAAGACGCTCTTGGCGATGGCAATATCGGTCAAGGTTTGCGATGTGGAGTTGAAACAAAAGCGACATTCGATACGGATGCGACCGGATTGGATTCAACGGTTAATTATTTGCCCGGCATAATTGAAATCGAGCAACAAAGATTAACCATTCGGAATTTGCTTGCGACCGGAGAAACTTCGATGAACGCCGTGCCGTATGTTACGGAAAATTCTTTTAACAACGCCGCGGACGTTGTTGCTGAAGGTGCAGAAAAACCGGAAGCGACTTTCGATACTGCTCCGGCATCTGCTCCGGTTAAAAAAATCGCAGTTCGTGCGAAAGTTACTGAGGAAATGTGGGCTGATTTCCCATCGCTTCGCAGTTACATCGACGGTCGGATGCGTTTTATGGTTGGCTCAAAAGAAGAGCAACAATTATTAAACGGTTCGGGAGTTGGTGCAGAAATTCTCGGAATCCGAAACGTCGCCGGAATTCAGTCGCAAGCAAAAGGTGCTGATACAATTCCGGACGCTGTTTTCAAGGCGATAACCAAAGTTCGCACAATCGGCTTTTTTGAGCCGGATGGCTTTGTCGTGCATCCGAACGACTGGCAACGGTTGAAACTTTTGAAAGATGATAACAATCAGTATTACGGAGGCGGACCATTTACCGGAGCTTACGGCAATCAAATGATGAATGTCGAAAGATTTTGGGGATTGCCAACGGTTATCACAACGGCAATAACAGAAGGCACGGCACTTGTCGGAGCGTTCCGTCTTGGCGGACAAATTTTTGATCGTATGGGAATCCGAATGGATTCGACCAACTCAAACGAAGACGATTTCAATAAAAACTTGATTTCGATGCGTGTTGAGGAAAGACTTGCACTTGCTGTTTATAGAGCTCTTGCATTTTGCGAAGTTACAGGAATCAACGCTTAGTTTTTTAAGCCTTAGATTTTTAATTTAAAACCGATGGCGAACGGTATATTTCGCCATAACTTTTAATTATTATGGTAGAACTTAAAGAAAGAATTTATCTTACGGCGGATAAGAAAAAAGCTGTTAAAGCCGGACATAAAGATTGTGCGTTTTTGCTTGGCGATAAAGGGCATCAAATAACCGATGACCAAGCCAAGAAATACAAAATAAACAAAGACGGCACTTTAGGAAAAACTCGCTCAACGTCAACAAAGAATAAAGGCGACGGCGATAAAAAATAAATAATTTCAAATTTTTAATTAAATCAAAAAGCTCCATTGTTAAAAACAAGCGGAGCTTTTTGATTTATTCTTTTGATGTAATGGAAATCGTAAAAAGAAAAGTTTTTGGAAAAATATTAGACGCTCTTGATTCCGGTCTTTTGGTCGATAAAGAGATTAAATTTTTACCTTTGGAACATTTCGGATCGGGCGACAAAACGATTCCGAGTGTAGAAGTTGTCGCCGACATAAGTGAAGACGGTTCGTTCGAAGCTGAATTATTTACCTTTGATAATAAGGGCGTTGAATATGAATGCGAGTTACCATCTAAAGAAGTTACTTGCTTTATTTTAGAATACGGCGACGGCTCGGATATTGAGTTGCAAACGCTTATCAATAATTATGAAATTTCGTCGGAAAATTCTAGAGATGTTTTAACGGAAATTCTTTCGGGTTTGCTTGCCAACTACACGCCGAATCGAAGTTTGTTGGCTTCTTATTTTCACGATATGAATTACAGTTCCGGAGGATTCGATGGCGAGTTTTCTATTCAGCAAAGTTCAGCCGGACTTTATAATTTTTCGCCTCCGACAAATTTTGCCGATTATCAAGGTTTCGGTTTAGTTCCTATTTACTTAAAAGTTCCAAATAATGAAGTTTGGATCGTTATCAACGATATTTGGAAAAACAACGGAACAGCCGGAATTTTTTCACTTGGTTACGGTCGCTCTTTTTCCGATTTAAGATTTGCGGTTGAAAACCTTTCAGATGCAAATAATAGCTATGAGTTTTATTTTGGCATTGCCAACCATTATTACGAAATTCCGGCAAACGGATGTTATTTTAAATATACGCATTCGGAAAATAACGGAAACTTGCAAGCTATAACTCGCAAGGATAATGTTGAAACTAAGGTTAATACCGACCAATCTTTAACTTTGAACGAAATGCAAAAAATTGCTGTCGATGTAAATGATGATGCTACAAAAGTCGATTTTAGATTTGACGGCGAAATTATTGCAACAATCGAGGAAAACATTCCAACGGCAAAACTTACTTGTTTTTTTTGGATTAAAAAAACCGTTGGAAATGTTACGACAAAAACTTTGGTCTTGGATTGGATTCAAAGTTTATATTACTTTTCAAATCCTAGATAAATTATTATGAAAAAATTACTATCTTTTTTATTTATTTTTCTTTTGGCGTGTTCAGCATTTGGGCAAGTTACAAGCGTTAATCAAATTGAGTTGATCAGCGAACAAAATACGGTTTTAAGCCGATGGCAATCTTACGAACATCCAAGCGGATATCCTAGTTTTGCGATTGGTCTCGGCATCAATGCCAAAGACTTAAATTTTGGGAATGTGATTTACGGAAATTATTTTCCCGCCGGCTTTGAAAAAAAAGCAATGTTTGGACTCGGTGTAAATAATCTATTGCTTGGCAACGGTTCGGGAAAGGATTTAGAGAATGGCGATTCCAATGTTTTTGCGGGTTCGGGTTCTTTTGGTTTTGCAAAGTCTGCAAAAAGGAATGTCGGGACGGGTTTTTTGACCGGAGCTTGGAGCGTTAATGGCGTTGGGAATGTTTATTCGGGTTATCGGTCGGGAGCACAGCAAACAAATATCGGAACGGTTCAAGCGAATTACAACACATTTTCGGGATATGAATCCGGCTATCAAAGTCAAAGTTCAAGTTTTTCATATTTTGGCGGAGCGTTTTCCGGTCGTGCATCGAACTCTAAAAGGTCAATTTTTCTTGGTGCTTATTCCGGTTTTTCCGAGCAAGATGATTTTCGCTTAATAGTTCAAACGGCATCGAATCAAACGCCAATTATTAACGGTTGGATGTCGGAAAATGTTGATAAACAAATTCTTGAATTAAATGCAGTTGTAAAACCGAAACTTTTTATCGTTCCGGAAGTAAGAAAAAATGAATGCACAAACGGCGAGTTATCCTATGACCAAAATTTTCTTTATGTTTGCGTTCAAAACCAACGGAAGCAAATTCCATTTTCAGCAATAGAATAATTATGTCAAGCTATCTTAAAACGTTCCAATTAAAATCAATTACGGAAGCGTCCGAAGCATCGTCGACAAGGCTTTGGACGCTTCTTGGCGAATCGGCATCACGTTATTTAGATGAATTATGTGAAGTTGACGACGATTATTTCGGGCAATCGCCATCGGATGCAACTACTAAAACTTATGAATCAAACGGCATTCGCTTAATGCGTATCCATCCAATTATTAAGGATTCAGTTACAAAAATTGAGCAAGTAAATGAAGATGGAACTCGCAAGGAATTTACAGCCGACCAATACAAAATCACGGCTGATAACAAAATCGCCTTTTGGCTTAAAAGAGTTCCAAAGGCTGATTTTGACGATGATGTCGAAATCGAAATAACTGCACGTTTTGGCTTTGAAAAAGTTCCGCCAAAAATTCAAATGGTTACGAGAGAGATTGCTGTTTATTGTTGGCATTTTCTTGATCCGAAAGATATACGGAACGCCGATATCGATGTCGCTGTTTTTGAAAAAGGACTTCCGACAATGACTTGGTCAATAATTAAAAAAATTAAAAACCGTGTATCGATGGCACATCTTTAATTTTTTAGTAGATCCTGACTCAAAAAAAATAAATGTCGCGAGAACGAATTAAAATTGTTTTTCAAAATGAAGTTGTATTCGATAAAAACTTTAATCGGATTGACCGTTCGCTTGGCGACTTTCGACCAATTTGGCGAGTAGTAGAAAAAGAATTCCATCGCTCGGAAAAAGAGCAGTTTAATTCTGAGGGTTCGCTTGGTGCTTCCGGCAAATGGAAACCTTTATCGAAAAACTATGCCAAACGCAAAAAAAAAGAAGTTGGCAATCTGCCAATCTTGCAAAGGTCAAAAAAACTTTTTCGAGCTGTTACTTCACGGTCAACACATACGGTCGTCAAAATTAGAAAGGATTCCTACATTCGCGGCACTAACTTAAAATATCCAAAATATGTAAATCGTGAGCGTCCGATTGTTTCTTTGTCGCAAAAACAAATCCGCCGGATGCAAAAAAAAGTTAGAGAAAAAGTTCGCCGACGTGCATTAAAAAGGAAATAAATAGGAGTGTGTTTATGGCTTATGAGCCGGAGTTTAATGTTTTCGATTCTAGAAAGTTGCAAGGGAATTTAATTAAATTTTTTGTAGCAAATCAAAAGGATGCTTTGCTTTGGGCAAATAATGGCGAAAGGTATTATTTGGGCAAAACTAAAAATCCAATCAAACGAAAAATTGAGCCATTAAAAGAATTTTATCCAAGCGAGCCGTCTGATAAATTGTTGGTCGTTCCAAGCCTTACTTTTATCCAAGACGACAACGGCTCGGAAATCTTCGACGATTTTACCGAAACGGATGTAACTATATTTTTTGAAATAAAAATTGTTGACGGCGAAAGGCAGATAATAAAAGAAATCGCTAAAATTTATGAGTTGGCATATAAATCAATGGTGCGAAATTGTCCAAGTCATTTATTATCTGATGAGATGAATATCGATTGCGAGTTTAAGCCTTTGTTTCTAAATACTGAGTTTGAAATAGTTGAAAAAAATGCAAACAAATTCCGGCAAAGTTTTCAAATCGAAGTAACTTGGACGGTAGATTTTCAGAACAATCGAGAATAAAAAAATTACTTCTCAAAATCAAGCATTTTATGTTTGATTTATACTTATAATGTTATGGCAACAAAAGCAAAAGAAAACAAGAGTGTAAAACCAAAAGAAGATAAATCCGACAAACCGGAAAAGACTACCGAAGAGCCGAAAACCGACGACTCGGTAGAAACCGACGAAAAAAAATCTGCTGAAGAGCAAAAAAATAAAAATCCTTTCGGGCGTTTTATTGATTTGAATGACACAGAAAAAGAGTTTGGCGAAGAGAACGGTCTTGACGCATTATCCAAAATTGGTATTGAGTTCGGTTACGGTGTAGCAAATAAAAAGAGCGTTTTTGCAATTCCGTTAGATGAAGAATTTGACGCAAAGTTAATAAACTTCATCGCCGTGTTAAAAAAACAATACGCTCCAAAAGAAGATTAAAAATAGCTTTTTGAATTAGAAGCAATTTTTTACAAAGGTAAATTTATTATGGCAACGAATTTTTCTTATCCGGCGACGCATAAAAACCCCGGTCAGATTTGGGCAAATCTTTCCATTCCGGCGGGCGGAGCTAGATTAACACTTGACGCAAATGGCGAGCCGGACGCTACTGAAAATCCAAATGCTTTGCATCTTGGTTTAACAGAAGCCGGAGCGACCGTAAAATTAAATGGCGAGTATGAGGATGAATTTTTCGACGAATTCCGTGAAGCGTTGGACACAACGCACACGCAAACGGCTATGATGCTAAATGCAGATTTGTCGCAAGTTTATGATTTTGATGTTTTGGAGCTTTGCACCAAAGGCATCGGCACAAGGGATACCGGAGCCGGATACGATGAAATATCTATCGGTCGGTCGCCTTTAGGATTTACATCAATCGCAGTTATCACGCCAAGACGTGACGATCCGACCAAATTTGCAGTTACGCATATTTATTCGGCGTTGAATAAATCAAATATTGAGCTTGCAACTTCACGCCAAACTCGAAGTAAAATTCCGGTTGAGTTTGTTGGTTACGGCATTCCGGGTCGTGCCGATTCCGACACACTTGGCAAAATCTGGACGCAAGTGTAAAATAATTTTTATTACTATCCCCTTAAAAGTTTCGATGTTAATTTTATTTAGCATCGAAACTTTTTTAATTTAGAATTTTATTCTTTTACATTATGAGCAAAAAAATAACTTATCAAGATCAAGTAAAAAAGAAACAAGAACACGACCGGAAACAAGCATTAAAAACAGGGAATTTTATAACTCTGAAAATGCCAAGCGGTTATGATTGGAAAGTTTTACCGATTTCAGTTCATCAATTAGCGATTTGCGGAGTGCTTCCAATGCACTTAGTAGAGCAGATGGAAAACATTGCTGATATAACAGACGAGCAAATTTCCGATGCCTTAAAAGACAACGATGTAAAAGTAAGCGGTTCGCAAATGACCGACTTTTACAATACGGTCGGAGCAATAATGGTCGATAATGTTATTGAGCCGAGAATTCTTTTGAATCCGCCAAAAAAAGAGCCGGACTTTGAATATCAATTAGTCAAAGATTTATACAGTAAAGATTTAGATAAATTTACAAATTGGATTCAAGGAGGTGCTCAAGTTTCGGAAAACAACTTTCGCACTTCAAATCGTAAAAAACGACGCAAATCTAAAAATCGTCGCAATCCTAACAAAACATAATTCTTGTCGAGCAAGCGATTTCTTTCCCGAAATTTCTAAAGACGAATTAACTGCTTTTGAGTTTGATTTGGCAGTAGCTTATCGCCGTGAAATTTATGAGAATGAACGGGAAGCGGAAAAGTTTAAATTGCAACTCGAGTCGATGGCAATGTTGCAATATGGCGTAAAACCCGATGGCACAGGAAGCGACCGACCAACAAAACAATTTAAGACTCAAGAATTGTAAATAATAGCCAAACCGATTCTCTTTTCGTGATAAGGTTTTTATATGGCTGTTACAAGAGATACAATCGGACTCCTTTTTCAAACAAAAGCTGATAATGCTAACGCAAAAACTGAATTTAAACTTTTGCGACAAAGCGTAAAAAAAGACATTAAATCGATGACCGAAGATGTCGACGAATTTAATGACGCTTTTGAAAAAACCAATGCAAGCGAAGAGCTTAAACAAGCATTTCGGGACTTAAAAAAAGAAATCAAGAAAAATGAGCTTGCGTTGGAAGAGTTTGGCAATGAGCAGAAATCCGTTGAAAAAGTGAATCGAAGTGTAAAAGAATTGCGACGCAATTTTGAACGCTTAAAGAAATCCGATTCCGGCAAAATCAAATCCAACCAAGATAAACTCAACAACTCATTAAAACAAAGTTCCGGTCGCTTGGCGACCATTGGTGCGACTGCTTCACGAGTAGCAGGACCGCTAACAATCGCAGTCGGTATTTTGGTCGGAGCTGGAGTTGCATTAAAGAAAGTTGCTGATTTTTCCATCTATGCCGCGAATCAATACACGGCTTATAACAAAGAAATCGATAACGCAAATAAATTGCTTGGATTTCAAACGGAAACTTTATCCGGTTTATTAAATGCCGGAATTGAGTCGGATGTTAAGTTTGCACAAATCACAGATTCAATCCGCCAATTTACAAGAAATTTAGGAAACGCCGCGAACGGTTCGGATGAATTTATCGCCAAAATGAAAAGGCTTGGAATTGATCCGCAAACCGACATCAATAATCTTGAGGGAGCTTTGCAAAAAGTTTTCACAACGATTAACAATTTGCCGGACGGTGCTTCTAAGGCAAATGCCGCGATGGATGCGTTTGGAGAATCCGGAACGGCACTACTTCCAATTATTGCGAAAAATAATGGTTCGATTGCTGAAATGATTTCAAAGGCTCGCAAACTTGGTCTTGTAATGTCGACGGAAGATGTAAAAGCCGCGAATGATTTTTCATCCGCTTTTACTGAAGTAAGGCAAAAAATACTTGGTGCGACTTTTACAATGGCAAGAGAATTTTTGCCAAGTTTTACTCGTGCATTAAAAGCAGTATCAATTTTTATTGATCAAAACAAAGATTCCTTTGTTCGTTGGGGCAGAGAAATCGGGAAAATTGTAGACAAAGCGATAACAGCTTGGGAAACAATGGCTGATTGGTGGCGTTCGCCGACCGGAAGATTTTTGCTATCTGCATTATTAAAAGCAACTACCGGAGCGACCGTTCCTTATATTCCGGCGGGAGGAAAATACCCAAAAACTCGCTCGGCTTATGATCGTCCGCCAAAACCGATTGATTATTCACGTCCTGGCAGTAATAAAAAACAAAAGCCAAGCGACTATTTTTCCGGCGATATCGAGAAGCAAAAAAGAAAAGCTGAAGAGTTGCGTCGGGAACGTGAACGAGTTGCAAAGGCAGAATTGCAATCAAGAATAAATATTTTGAAAAAGCAATTAAGTGCTTTGCAAACAAGTTTCAAGGAAACGATGCAAAGGTTGCGTGATGAGTTTAAGGAAACCAAAGATGCGACACGGTTTGCAGATTTAGCAAATGATGCTTTGCGTATTTACGGAGCTCAAGCTGATAGTATTTTCAAACTGTTAGATAAACTTGAAAATCGAAAACTTAAAAAAGACAAAGGCACTCCGACGCAGTTCAAAGAATTAAAGTTTGATCAAGACGAACGCTTTTCCAATATGCGAAAAGACGCTCAAGCCGAAGCAAAAAAATCACAAGATTTAGTTACAAAAATCACGAAAAAAGGTTCGGAAGATAGACAGAAAATTCGCCAAGATGAAATAAAAAACGAAATCCAAAGGCTAGAAAAAGATTCACAAACTGTCTTAAAAAAACTAGAAAAGAATTTGGAACTCGGTTTAATTACAGAAGAGCAATATCTCGAAGCAACATTCCAAGCAAGGTTAAATTTATTAACTGCAAAAGAGGAATTGTTAAATAAAGAAGCACGATTATTTATTGATAATGCAAAAGAAACGGAACGGATAAATAATGAGCTTTATGCCAATGAGCAAGAGATGGAGCAACTTGGTTATGAAAGGGAAATCGCACGAAGCAAATTAAAGAAAAAATCCTTAGAAGACCAAAAACGCATTCAAAAAGAATTGCTTGAAGTGCAAAGATTAGTTAGTGATGCCGAAAAAGAAATTGTTGATTTTCGTGCCGAACAAACTAAAAAACGACTTGATAATGAGTTGGAAATAACCGACAACAAAATAGAAGTTCTTAAAAAAATTCGTGATTTTGAAGAGAGCGAATTGATGCGGAAAGATTTGCAAAGGCGTTTAGATTTAGATGCCGAAAAACAGGCAATGATTGGCCGGATCGAAGATAAGGAAAAAGAAAAAGAAAAAATCGCTGAAATCGAAGAGCTTTATCGCCAAAAGGCTTTACTTGCTACGGAGGAATTTCAAGCTAAATTAAAAGAGATCCGTGATAGATATAACGAAGCGGAAGCCGAAAACAGCAAGTCGCCATTCAAGAGAATGATTGACGGTTTTCGTAATTTTCTTGAATCTAATACAGCGAAAAACTTATCGGAAACTTTTACCAAACTTGCTGATATTGGTGCAAATGCTTTTTCACAGTTGGCGAGTGCAGTCGGGAATCTAGTTTCGCAATGGGTTCTTTACGGCGAAACGGGTCCTGCTGTAATGAAAAAAATTCTTGCGTCGGTATTGGCTTCGATTGCTTCGGAAGCCGCGATTCAAGCTGTTTATGCGACTGCTTATGGATTTTTAATGCTTGCGACGATGCAATATGACCGAGCCGCGGACGCTTTTATTTCAGCCGCGACTTTTGGTGCGATTGCACTTGGGACGGGACTTGCCGGACGTGCCATTGCCGGAGATTCTTTTAACCAAGAAACAAGCGGAGCATTTGGTTCAAATGATTCCAACAATTCATCAAACAACGAAGCCGGAGCGATATTTTCAAGTCGTGACGACCAAATCCTAGATTTATCTAGAAGTTTGTCGCAAAGAACACAAAGTAAAGACACGATTGAAATCCGAAACAAAACAACATTTGCGGATTTCCTTACAATCGAGCATCGTAAAAACGGCAAAACGGTCAAAATAATTAAGGAAATGGCAACTTGATTTTTTTTTGATACCGGTAGCAAGAAAAATTTTTACTTACTTATTTTTAATTTATGAAATTTGCATACTTAGAACATTTAATAAAATTCGACGGTGCGATTGCACTTTATACTTTGGACGATGATACGGCGAGCGACGGTGCAAAAGCTGATTCGGTTAAAGATTATTCTGATAATGGATTTAATTTAACTGCTAATAATGCGACTGCTCCGTTGTGGAAATTTAATCGTCGCAACAATGCCAACCAAATCGAATTTGCCGGAAATAATGATCCGCTTAAAAGCGTCGATTTATTTCAAGGCGTTAAACATATTTTTATTCTTGCAAGCTATAATAAAAATGAGTTTGCCGGATACGAGGGTTTGTTTAGTGCAAAAACCGGAATCGATATTCTTACGAGCAATAATGTCGGAAATTTGTTTTTTGATTTTCAACTTCCAAACGTGCAAATTTTAAGCGACGGAGTTGTTCAAAATCAAAATAATTTTATTGCTCCGGTAAATAAGATTCCAAAGCTGATTGAAATTACAAAAACGGATTCTTTTGCAATGAATTCATTTCAAATTGGCAAACAAAGAGATGTCGATCCGGCTCGGTTATTGGATGGGACTGTTTATTTTGTTTTGCTTTACAATAGAATTTTATCAGCTCTCGAGATAGAAAAAATTCGGCTTTATGCAAACTTAAAAGCTCGGCATTGGGAAACTACCGACCAAACTCTTTTATTTCCAACGCCAAATTTAATCCGAGACCATTTAACAACTTACTCGCATTTTTATTCTGCTCCGATTGACAATGATTCAATTACAGTTGAAAGGGAATACGGCGACGGCTCAAAATCACATTACGAAATAAATGAAATCGGGACTCGTATGTTTGATATTGAGATGAATAATTTAACCATAAAAGAAGCACAAGTCTTCGATGCTTTTGCGGAAACTGTTAAAAAATCAAGACCGTTTAATTTATTCGATTATCAAATCGGCAGAACTTACAAAAATGTAAAAATTAAAGATTATAGTCGTCGCCATCGTCGCCATCAATCTTGGAAAAACAACGTAAAATTTGAGTTAGAAATCACGCCTTAATTTTTTTTACAGCTCCGGAAACAAAAAATATTTATGATTATTTTACCGACTGAAAATTTAAAAACTTTTTTTGATAATATGCTCGATCCTTTAATGTTGGTTGAGATTTATCCAAGCGATGCGACTCCGGTTTTTAATCCGGCTCAAGCTGAAAAGCGTTTTGCTAGTGTAAATGGTGTTTCGTTTCTTGGTTTCGAATATGAAAGATTTGTAAAGAATCTTGGCAATGTTCGCCGAACAAATGATAACGAAATAAATTCGAGCAGTTTTTCACTTGATAATAATGAAAGGGAAATTTCAGATTTGGAACTTGGCGAGCCAAATGGACGCAGTTATTTCGAGGGAAAAGTTGTCGTTTTTCGTTTTATATCGCAAAGCCTTTCAAAAACTTTAGACGATTCATTGGTGTTTTATGCCGGAAAAATAGAACGACCGGACGGCGGTTCGCACGACTCGCTCGACTTACGTGCCTTTGCACCTTTTGGAACTAAAGATAAAAAAATTCCTCGTCGCCGATTCACGCCAAACGATGCAAACGGTCGGACTCGTGCCGATCCTTTATTCGAAGGATTTCCAAATATCCAAAGATACGGTCAAACAACTTATTACAGAACTGTTCGCCCGTGGTGGGGCTTCGGTTTCGTTAAAAAGAAAAAACGCCAATCTTTGCAATGGAGTTCTTTTTCTGATTTGGATACTGAGCGTTATGTTGGAATTGGTTTTGGTCGGACGCAAGTTCTCGGTGTAAATTTGCAAGCCGCGGACGTTGGAAATACCATCGAAGCATCAACGGCTTTTTGTGAAGGAGTTATCAAAGATTATATTAAAATCTTTTGCACAAATCCTCGCTTATCTCGCCAAGCAGTTCACGAACGTTTTGGGCATTTAGGCAATCAAAACGGTCAAGTTAGAATCGGAAATAATTGGATTGGCGACGGTATTTATTCCCGAACGGCTTGGGCGGGAACTCGCTGGGGCGGAACTAATATCGAAAATGTTGTCGAAGCTTTGGAAGTTGTCGCACTTATGTTGACATCGATTATAACCGTGCCGGATTCCAACGGTGCATATAATTCGACCGATTGGAGCGATAACGGTTCGGCGATAATGTTGCATATTTTAACTAATAAAGAATTTTGGAATGTTGACCAAGATTGGTTTAATTTAGAAAAATTCTTTGATGCTCATTTATATAATGATGAAACTATTTTCGATAAATCATTCTCTGATTTGCTTTTTGTTCCTAGCACATCTCTGCAAGCAAACATCGACGAATTGCCATCGTATCGCTCGACGAGTGCATTCACGACCGAATATGTAAAATTTTTGAAAGGCGATGCGACGCATTTAGAAGCATTTGCACAAAAATCAATCGTTGAAACTTACGACGAATCTGAAAATGCAGTTCCGATTGATCCGGAAGATTTTCCCGAAGATTTTCCAAATAACACGCCAAACATAAATTTAAGTTTATTTTTACGTCGCCGATACACGACAAATATATTTTCAAATGAAGATATGGAGTTGCGTGAATTTGGCGAAATAATAATGCGTAATTCACGGATGAATATATCGCAATCAACACTTGACGGTCGTTATCAATTAAATCACAAAAAGCCGACCGATTTTGCTCTTGCAAGTTCAGCCATTCCGGAAAATACTTCGATTATAAATTTGGATGATGTTTCAAATTTCATTGGTAATTTATCCGGTCATATTTTAGTAGGTCCGCACACGCAAAATGTCGAAGCTAGAAAATTAACATCTGTAAATTATGATTTGGCTCAAAATAATGTCACGACTTCTAGTTCTCAAGGCAATGTGACAATAGTTGGTTTTGCCGGATGTGATGGGAACGACACTCCGGCGACGGCACGATTTACTTTTAATACGACTGAAAATACAACTATTGAAATCGACGGCGAAGAGATTGCAGTTACGACCAATCCGTTAGGCGATACGCTTTACACTTTGACCGGATTTTTTTTCGCGGCAATAAACAGCCATCCAAGACTCCGCAGAAAATTCAAGGCTGATTGGGTTGTCGGAAATAATTACATTGATATAACTGCAAAATTTGGAAAAATAACTTTTGATCAACCGACCGAAAACGACCATCTTGCACCAATCGCCAATCCCGTCGCCGAGCCGACTTTGACGGCTTTGCCAAATGGAAACCTAAGAGCAGGATTTTATAAAGTTGCTTATGCTTATGAGAATGAAAATGGTCGGACTTTAATTTCTGCTCCGGAATTTATCGAGCTCCAGGACGATGAAAAAATTCAAGTTGATGCCGTTCCCGCTCCCGATGCGACAAGTTCGGTTGTTTGGTATGTAAATCCGCTTGGCTCAAATTATCGATTGCGAAAAATTGGCACTCATACAAACGAACAATTTGAGATTGATTCTTTGCCATCACTTTCCAACGAATTGCCAAACGATATAAATCGGACTGGTTGTGAGTTAATGCGTGTTGCAATGATTTTTTCAGATAAGCCTAACGATTCACGGTCAAGCGAAAAACCGCAAAGAATTTTAAGAGGGACTTATCGTTGGATTCTTGGAAGTCAAAAAGATGCGATTAACACAGTTTCGCTCGATTTTAGAGATTCTATTCGTGATTTTGCATTGACCGAATTGCGTATTAGTGACGACGCACATATTGGAATTGTTGGCAAAGAAAACTTGGAAGAGTTCAACGGCACATCAATCGATAACTCGCACCAAGCTACACGCATCGCACTTGGTTTATTAAATGAGTTCCAAGATGCCGGATTTTTGTATGATTGGGAATCTGATGGAAAAGCTCTTTTATTAGAAGAGAACGACGTTGTCGCTATTACTGATAAAACTGCAAAAATTGTTTTGCTTCCAATTTTTATAAATGAGTTGGAGTTCGAATTTGAAAAAAACAATGTGCCGAAAGTAGCTTTTCAAGGGCATAAATACACGACGACTCTTTATGATGATTCGGTAGTTGAAAGGCAGATTCCAATTATAAGAGATTTGGATCAAGACCAATCAAATTTTCTTGACCAATTTCAAGACATAAAAACTTTTGAAACTTATGCGGAATTTCTTGCTTACACTTTGCAACCCAATAAACGCTATGCCGTGAAGGATATCGGCATTTACGATTATCAAGGTAACGATGCAAAACTCGGCTCGCAAGCTATTATCGACAATGAAATTTGGTTTTTATTTAGGAAAAATGTAATTGAGATTTCCGAAAATTATGCAAGTTTAATAAATGATTACACGATCCGTGTCGATTTGAACAAAACCGGAAGCAACATCGATTTAACTTTAACCGATTCATACATCGGACACGAGTTAATTATTCGTAAAGTTGATTCATCTGCAAACATTATAAATTTAATTGGAACTATAAACGGCTCGACGACTGAAACCATAGTCAACCAATGGAACTCAATTCATATACAGTATGTCGGCGATTCAAAATGGGAGCGTATTTCTTAAATGTCAGAATTTCAAAAAGATTCAGTTTATCAAGAGCAGTTAGTAGGAACGGTCGATATAAATAACGACAACGAAAATCAAATTTTTTCTTACTCCTTAGAAGCAAATAGAAGATTTAGAAAATATTGGGTTAATACACAGCTTGTTTTTCACGGCGATATCCCAAGCGTTCCGACAATTCCAAACTATGAAATTTTGCTTAAAGGCGATATTAACGGCTCAAATAATTTCACATTTGGTCGTTTTCATCAGCTTAACGGTTTAGAAATTTCCGTTGCAGCAATTCAAACTTTTATGACTTCCGGTGTTGTCGATTTTGATAACTTGAATGTAAGCATCGGCGATACAATAAATTTATTTGTAAATTTCAAATCGTCGAGCATCTTGCCTTTACCTTTGCTTTATATTTCCGGCGAAATTAACGGATTTGGTTCTTGGTTTTCTATCGAGACAAAAGAAAAAATAACATAAATTCAAAAATAAGACTTTTTTTAGTTGCTATGATTTTAATAGCACGATTTTTTTTCGTGCAGAGATCTATTAAAAAATTACGAAAAGGAAAAAAAACTTATGATTTTACAACTTGGAAGCTCAAACTCGCACGTCCTTAATCTTGAGCAAGTTTTATACGGACTTGGATATCGTGGATTTGATGTTGACGGCGAATACGACGAAAAAACAAAGAATGTTATCGAAAACATTCAGAAAACAAATGGCTTAACTGTCGACGGCATTGCAGGTCCGCAAACATTTTCCGTTATCGATAAAATTTATCAACCGGAAAAATCAAACTTTGGACATACAGCGTCGAGCGTATTAAAAAAAGGGCAAGAAAAAAGGATTGTTAAAAGCGGTTATTCACGCTCAAAACTTGCCTATGTTTATCAGCCATTGGCGGAAAGAGTAAAAATGATTTTGAAATATGCTTCCCACGACGGTTTGAAGTTAAAAGTTACGCAAGGAGTTCGGACATTTCGGGAGCAAAATAATTTATATGCTATCGGTCGAACTCGGCAAAAACATCGTCGCCGAGTTACTAATGCTCGCGGCGGACTTTCAACGCACAATTACAAATTTGCGGTTGATTTTGCAGTAGTAAGAAACGGAAAAATAACGTGGGACGAAAAGTATTACTACAAAATCGGCGTGTATGCACAAAAAGCCGGATTAAGCTGGGGCGGAAATTGGCGATTTGTTGATTTACCGCACGTCCAAATCCCAAGTTTGCCAAGCGTCCGACGACTTTTCAATTATTACAATTCGGTTTCCGGTTCGCACGATCAAAAACTAAACAAAGTTATAAAACGCTTTGCAACAATCTAATTTTTTTTAATCGTGCCGGTAAATAAAAAAACTTTTTTTCTACTGAAGGGAAATAAAATTATGAAAACTAACAGCATCACAGTTCGCAACGGTAGTTTTGAAGAGCTCGTCATAAATGGCGACGCTCTTCAAAATGTTTCCTTAAACGATTCAAGTAAGATTTTGAATCCGGCACAAAACCCAAATTCGGAAAATGAGAATTTTCAAGATGAATTTTTGGACGGTGCATATACAGACGATTTCGATGGCGATTTGAAACCCGCAAAACCTAGTTGGCATACAACGGCGATTGTATATGCGATGAAATTCGTCGCACTTGGACTCGGATTGCTTGCAAGCTACGGAGTGATTTCACAAGACACGGCAAGTTTTATCGGGAATTCTGCTACGACCGAAACTTTGCTTTTGGCGTTTGTTGAATATCTTCCTAGTTTGCTTGGATTTATTTTTTCTTATTTATTCGCACATCTCGGCTCCGGTATGTGGGATAAATCAAGCAATCGGGCGAAAGAAGTAAATGTCGTCGCTTTGAAACAAGTAAGAAAAAAACCAAAAGGCTTAACAGTTAATCCGGAAATAAATTTTGTTGGCGATAACGAATTGAGCATAAATGCAGATAATCACAATTAAAGGATGGATTTATGATTTGGAAATTTTTTACCGGACTTTCTTTGAAACAATGGTTGTTTTTAATTGGTGCAACTTTATTGCTTATCGCAATATTTGCTTTTGTTTATTTGTGGAATGGTTGGAATGTAGCTATCGAAGAGAATGCCAATATTACCAACACGCAAATCAAGCAAGAATCAAATGCTAATTTGCGTCGTGTAAATGCAAATTTGATAAATGCAAATCGAAAAGTTTTTGAAGCTGAGAGCAATCGCCGGAAACTTAACAACTCAAATCTTGAAAATTCAAACTTTTCAGATTTGGTCAACGCTTATAAAAACAGGGAAAAATTGAAATGAAATATTTATTATTAACGCTTTGCTTAATTTGCTCGTTTAGTTTTTTTGCGTCCGGGCAAGATAAAAATTGCGACGATAAAGGCGAGTGCAAAATAACCAAAGACGAATACGATACGGCGAAAGATGCACTTGTTAGAGTTCCGGTTTTGGAAGATGAGATCCGAAAGAAAGATGTAAAGATTCGGGAATTAAACGCCAAAGTAAAAGAACTTGAAAACAGTCAACAAACGCCTTGCTCGTTGGCAATAAAAGAAGCAAATATCACACTTGAAAATTTACAAGCTCCGGATACAAAAAAACTTTCAAAAAGAGACCGTAAATATCAAGAAAAAAGGTTTAAGGAAAAATATAAATTAACTACTAAGTTAATGAAAAATATTCTCTATCAGCAATGCGGAGTAAAAGATAAAGATTCGCTTGTAAAAACCATTATAAAAGAAGCTCCAAAAGTAATTCTGAATTTGGCTTTATTATTTAAACTCTACACTTAAAAAAAATGAATAAAAATCAACAAATAAAATATCTTGACCGATTCTCTTTGCTGTTTTTTTTATCAGCAAGTTTATTGTTTTATTATTTCCCGTCGTTTTCCGACTTGGTTTTTCCGACACAAACATACTCGTCATTATCTAGCTTGACGGATTGGTCGCCGGAAACGATGCGACATTGCATTCAGAATTTGGCTTTAACTTTGATCCTTACAATTTTAAGAATCAAGATAATAATTAAATATGTTTATATTTCAATTATTTGGTTTAAGTCGGCGAAAAATGCAAGTCTTAATGCAAAACAGCATTTTAGCCGTTTGATTCGAATATTTCTTTTTTGTGCGTCCGGCTGTTATTTTGCAAGTTTGGTCGCTATTTGGTTTCCGGAATTTGCACCATTTTTCGCTATTTTTGCAATGGCAACAAACGATTATTTCTGCTCGCAATTTATAAACGGAGTCGGCGATAACTTTCAAATGATAGGCATCGAGCAAAACGCCGGACATCAAATAGATGAAATGGACATCGAGAATCTCGACGATGCTCAAATAACTGAACGAATTAAAGAAATAAAAAAAGAAATGGCTTTCTTAACTAAAAAAAGAGCAAAAACAATTTTATAAAATTATGATTTATCTCTTACAGATGGACTCAAAAACTGCTAATGACTGGTTTGTTCTAACTGAAAATTTTGGAGTTGGAGCGTCTTTTTTATTGCTTGTAGCTTGCATAGTGCTTGCTTTGGTCGTTCGACATTTATATATAAAAATCGAAACTGAAAGGCAAGAAACCAAAATACAAGATAAAGAAGTTTTGGAAGCCTTGATATTAGCAAATCAAGCTATGTCAAGCATCGGAAAATCAAAAGAAAAATTTGCGAAGGAAATCTCTGATTATGTAAGCAAAGCAAAAACCGACGATGATTCGCTTCGTGACTTCATAAAAGATGAACTAAGAGAATTACGTTCTTTAATTGAAAAATTCAAACCTAATTAGATTTCAATGTTTGATATAAAGGTGCGTCTCAAATTGCGATCAACTTCTAAATCAAAAAAAACATTATTTTTTTCATAACCAAAAAGCTCCGAGAAACTTATCAATTTTGAAAGAGAAACTTTTATATTTTTGATCTGCCTTATTTTTATATTTCCTTTTGGTTGGAATGGTTCGCCGACAAAATTACTTGGTGCATAGTTTGGCGAACTTGTAAAACTTGGAAAAACAGCTTGCACGACCGGAACTCTGCTCCAAGTAATTTCAATCTTATTATCTCTAAAATCTTCGGGAATGTTCCTAGCCGTATCAATTTGATATTTTTCATAATGCGAAAACATTTTTTTTGAGCCGTAGCGATTTCGCCATTTTGTATTTAACCTTTTTTTTACTTTTCCCTTAAATCTTTTTTGTTTGAAAAATTTATAAACCGGAACTTGTTTGTAAATTTCAAGCATCAAATTTTTGCTAACTTCAAAAGTTGTAAAGTTATCAAAAATATATTCTTTTAATTCATTATCAGTCATAATTTTTTTGAGCCAGGATCTATTAAAAATTAAAATAAACTTTGTTGGACTTCAAACTGCTTAAAATGTTGATGGAACTTTTTCGGATAATCTCTTGTTTGCAAGTGTTCGGGAAACGATTCAAAAGTCGCACCTTTGGAATCCGGCATTTCATAACGCAAAGGCACATCAAAACCGTTTTCTTTATAAAGCGGGTTTGTGCCAAGCTGTTTAAGAAAAAAAGCAACATCATTCGATTTGCATTGCTCTTGCAAATCGACAAAATCTTCTAAATGGCTTGGTCGTGCTTTGGTTATATCCTTTGAAGATTCTCCGCCGGAAACCAACCAATCAATCGGTTTTTTTGCAATGCGAGCAGAATTTAGCAAATAATTGAAATCTGTTTTTTGTAAATACGGCTCGACATTTATCCATTTCATCACGCTCGGAGTTGATATTAAGTATTCAACTCGTTCCAAGTATTCGGAAGATTCAACACTAACGCCAAGACATAAGTTTTCGATTATTTGGTTAGATTGATAATAGCTGTTACAAAATTCAAACATATTTTCGGCATACTTAGTTTGAACTAAAAAAATATGTTGCTTTGCTTTTTTTATTACTTGAAAAACTCTTTCGATCCATTCATCCGGCACTTTATCAAAGAAAATATCCGACATAGAATTAACAAAGATTATTTTTGGCACTCTGATATTTATCGGCTCAAAAAACTTGTCATCATTTTCACGACGGACTTTTCCATTCCAAATCCCTTCCGAATTTGTTAATCCGGCGTATTTGTTTCGGACTTTTGTGTTGCCGTGTTTTGCAAGATTAAAGGCGATTTTTTGTGCATAACAATTTAAGCATCCGTCGGATATCGGTAGACATCCGACGAATGCGTTCCAAGTGTGTTCGGCATATTCGATATTTGTAGTTGGAAGCATAATTTTAATTTACCATTAAGTATTTAGTTTGCTTTTTTGGTTGCAAATCGTTTCTTTGGTTCGCGGCGACATTATTTAACCGTTGCATCGCATTCGAAGCAAGAATCGCACGATTTAACTCGGTTGATTGCTCTTTGCTGAGTTCGCCGTCACGTTTTAACTGTAAAAGTCTTTGAATTTTTGTTTGTAAATCTTCTGTTTTTTGTTTCATATTAGTTTTTTTTGAAGTCAAAAAGGTCGACCGAACATCGACCAAGTGTAGTAATTATAAGTCGTTGACGATGTTTTGTTTTGTGTTCGGCAAAAGCTGTTTGGAAACTTTTAAAATAATATTACTAGCAAGTGTTTGATTTTCCGGTGTATCTTCCAATCCCATTGCTTCCAAAATTTCCAATGTGTCAACGTGCATCGCATCATTTTCCTCGTCGTAATAAAATCCGGGGCTTCCCAAACTTTTCATTTTCGTTTTATCCATTTATACGAGTTGCTCCTTATCCCATTCCGGAATATAAAATCTTGGCATTTCAATATCACGCCTGCCATCTTCTACCGAATCAAGATATTTTTCTTTGAATTCATCCTTTTTAGCTTTAGTTTTCGTTTGTGTTTTCATTTTGTTTTTTGCTCCTATTGATTAATCTAAATTGACGGTTTGATACCATCGATTTAAGTTGGTTAAATCGCCTTGATTTTCAAGACGCATTTCGAAACTTGAATCTTTTTCATAATCAAAATATTCAAGATTTATATAATTGCCAATTAAATCGACTTTGATATAAAAGGCTTTTTTATGGTCGCCATTTATAACAAAGTCGAAAATTGCTTGCTTCTTAGAAGTTCTTTCATAATTAAATACTTCGAGAACGTCGTGCAGTTGACCAAATATATTTAAAGTTATTTCACGGAAAAACTCTTGCATTATTTTTTTGGCTCCTGGTTATCAGAAATTTTCTTAAATTGGCAACGATGCCCATCGCTCCATTTTGGCGACGTTGGCATCGTTTGGCTTAAAATTGTGTGTTGGCATTTTTTGCATTCGTAAATTTTCATATTTTTTTCCCGCCGGTTCTTATAAATTTAATGCTTCGACTTTTGCTTTGGTTTCGTTGTAAATGTTTAACCATTTTTCTTTTTTAACCTTTTCGGCATCTGCCAATTTGCCGGAGTCGATTTCCGTGCGATATTGCTTTGCTTGCGATTCACGCTCTTCGATGTTTAAGTGCCAATCAAGAAAAAGTTTTAAATCTGCAATACATTTTTCTGATTTTTCGTGTTCATCCAATACGGCACTAAAACCAAGTTTTCTTGATTCATAATTGCCAAGATTTTTATTTTGTTCGATTTTTATTTCAGTAATTTTCATAGTAGTTTTTTGCTCCTTGTAAAAGTATTATTTTTTGAAATTTTTTCTTGCTTCGGCTTCGCTTTGCACTTGCAACTTATCATCAATCAAATCATTCATTGCATTTTGAAAATCTGAGTTTTCAAAAATGTTCTCTGCAATGAATTCAACCAAAGGCAAATCTTGGATTGCAGTTTGTAAATCAATTTCTTTTTCGTATAATCCTTCGCCGTTGCATTTTGGACACTTAATAAAAGGATCGTTTTTTGCATTGCGATTTAGTTCATCTAAATCTAAATTTTTAATTGATTCCAAGCGTGATAATGCGTGTGCTAAATTTTCATTTATAATTATTTTTGCACCTTTGCAGTTATCACACGGACTCACTATTTCAGTTAATTTATATTTTTTCATTTTGTTTTTTGCTCCTATTTTGTAAAAGTTTTGAGCCGGAAACTTCCGGCTCGGTTTTGGTTGGTTTGCAGTTAAATTCTGTAATTGCCGATTTTTTCAACTTTCTTTTCCTTGCGTGTCGGTGCATAAATTGCTGTCTCTTGTTCGCATTTATCGCATTTGCTTGAATTTTCGTTACATTCGTTGACCAAGCATCTCTCGCAAGGCTTAACAAGTTTAACGGCTTCGCATTCGGCTTCGTAGTAATTTCGCATCATTCTTGATAATGCTCTATGCCAACACGGAACATTTTCAAAAAACGCCTTGCATTCGCAAACGCCGTTCGATGTATAAACTCCGTTGTCGGCTGATTCTTGGGAAAAAATTAAAAGTTCCTTATCATCAGCAAACCAAGTCATAAACTCGGAGTGTTTCAATAATTGGGATTTTGCTTTTCTTATTGCATTTTTCCATCTTGTCGGCGTGTTAGAATCGTCGGCTTTTTCCAAAGCTGTATTAAAAACTTTATCAAAAAGTTCTAAGTCAATATTTTTTAAGTCAATCATTTTTTTGTTTCCTGTTTGTAAAAGTATTAGTTGAAAGTTATCTTTCAAACTAAGTATATTATACTATACTTTTAAGCAGAAATAAAGTATAATCGACCGTGTTATGAGCAAAAAAACAAACATTATTTATGACGGCACGGCGATAAAAAACGCCATTCCCGAAACCGCAAAAAATAAAACTGATTGGCTTATCGAACAATCCGGTCTATCTAAAGGAACGATTTACAAGATATTCAAATCAAATCCAAAAGTTATTATTCAAAACTTGGCGGATGCTTGTGAAAGTGTTGGCTTGGAGTTGAAACAAATAATTTTATAACTTAAAGAACTTTTACAAATTATGAGCGAAAAACATAAAAGCAAATTGCTGATTCAAAGCGAGTCGCAAAATTCTTTTTCTTTTTGGAATGAAGAGGATAAATATAAAGTTATCCAAAACAAACAAGAAATTATTATTGTGCCGCCGTTTGATTTTGAAATAGAACTTACAGACTCCGGCAATATAATAATCAAACCTAAAAACTAAACTTTTATGAATGCAGAAAAAGCAAAATCCAATGTTAAAAGGTGCAATGAAAATCCGCACCAAACTATCGAGCAAGAGCTTGATTCAATTTACGCACGAATTGCGTCCGAATCATTAAAGGGCGAAGTTTCAATCGAATTAAAAATTATAAATGGCGACGACCGTGAAAATGATTTAACTTTTGTTTTGGACAAACTTGAAAACAAAGGCTATTTAACACAGATCGTCGATAATTCCCTTTATATAAATTGGGCATAATTTCATTTACTTTTACGACAAAAAACTATGAGCAAATTACTAATCGAAGACCGACCGTTGGTCTTTTCGCCAAAACTAGCAGAAGCAATCGGAGTTAATAAAGCAATAATATTGCAACAAGTGCATTATCTTTGCACAAGCGGAAACTCCGGCAAGTTTTTACCGGACGGCAAAAAATATGTTTGGAATTCTTATAAGGATTGGAAAAAGAATTATTTCCCTTTTTGGAGCGTCCGGACAATAGAAAGAATTTTCACACAGCTTGAAGATAAAAAATTAAAATTATTGGTTTCAAAAAAGCCATATTCTAAGACCGGAAATCATACAAAATACTATCGGGTTTCAGAATCAAAATTAACCGAGTTAGAGCGTCAAATTGGCGTATTCGATGCCGACAAAATGGCGGAAACGGATACGACAAATAGTCGAAAAGGAAACCGACAAAATGGCGATAACTCAAACCGACAAAATGGCGGATTCTTTCCAAAGACTTCTCCAGAGACTTCATCAGAGATTTCATCAAATATTGATTGCGAAATTTGGGAAAATTTTCTTTCAAAAATAAAGCAAACATTAAATCCGCAAATCTTTGATGCTTGGATCAAACCGTTAATTATTAAAAGCTATGATAAGGAAAATAAAGTCTTTGAAATACAAGCATCTGTAATTAACCAAGAATGGATTATTAAAAACTACGCTGATTTATTTTTAGAAGTTTTTCACGAATTAGGAATCGAAGACCATAAAATAAGTTGGTGCATACTAAAGGAGTCGGTATTTTATGAGCAATAGTAGTATGAAAGATTCAATCAAAGCCGTAAATCAAATAAAAGAACTTGTCGAAAATGATACGACGCACAAAGGCAAAGTCGTCTATCTAAGAAAAGACGGCGTGATTATTCACTTTGAAAGAAGTTTGATAAAGCAAAAAACTTCACTAGAATTATTAGAAATTATTCGTAAATCTTATGACCAAAAAACTATCGAAATCAAAAAAGGCAAAGAGAAAAAGGGACTTATCACAATCGGACTTGATGAACTTAACTGATTTTGACCAAGCAAGATTAAATAAAACTATTTGTCCGGCTTGCGAAATTGCATCGTTTGTTCGGTTTGCGTCCGGCGAGCTTGGCTGTTTTCATTGTGGAATCTGTTTTTATTGCGTCGGCGAAAAATGCGGGATTTGCGAAAATCAAGGTTTTTTCAGATTGGAAAAAAACAACGCACAATATCGAGTTCATCCGGTTAATTGTGAATGCACTCGAAAAAGCTGTAAAGCAAAATTTTTAACTTAAAATATGGGAGCTTAAAATATGGGAATCAAATTAGTAGAAAAAAACGAAGCTGTTAAACAGGAATTCGCCGAGCCGGATTTTGAAATCGACGATTCAAGCAATCAATTTGCTTTTGCTTACGAAGCCATCGAAATCGGCGAAAAGTTAATTGAAAAGTTTCACTCGCATCTTGTCGGCGAAAGGGTTGAATTTGTTTTTACAAGCAAAACTCCGACATCCGGCGGACGTGAAAAATGGGGAAGTGCAAGCAAACTCGGCGGGTTGAATGCTTGGCTTTGTGACGATGAGCGTCAAAATGAAGTTTTTCCAAAACCATTTTTTATTATTAAATTAAGTTGGCAGATTTGGAAACAACTTGAGTCGGAGCAAAAAATTGCATTGGTTGACCATTATCTAGCACATTGCAATTTTAACGAAAAGGGAAATCCGGTTTTGCTTTTGCCGGATTGCAAGGAATTTAATCAAATAATGGAACGACACGGAGCTTGGAACGAAAATATAATTCGGTTGTTAAAAGCTGAAAAGCAATCGAAATCGACTCCGTTGTTTGATGATCAATAATTTTTTATGTCCCGGTAAGAAAAAAAGAGGAATTAAAATATGTATTTTGAGGGAAATGTTAAATGTTCTTTGTGTAGCTATGAAACCAAGTTGCTTGCTACCAATCCGAGCGAATGGCGTGCTTTGAAAATTAACAATAAGATTTTCTATTTGTGCCTTTCGTGCCAACCAACTATAAACCCAACGGTCAAAGATTGGGAAAACTTTTATTTTGGAGCTGTAAAAAAACTTCAAAAAGAAAACAAAATTCCTATCCCTTTTAAGAAATTCGCTGTTTTGCGGGATTTGGGAAACCGTGCCGAAATAATCGCCAAATTTAACAATTAAGTTTTTTTAGTTTTAAGGACCTACACTTAAAAAAAATAAATTATGAACAAAGAAAAAGTAACTTTTGTCGATGATTTGGGAAATAAAGAAGAGCAGTATGTCGAAGCGGATATCTACGAACAAAGCCAAATCAAAGAACGCCGGATAACTTTAACTTTGCCGCGTTCGGTTAGTTTTGAATTTATGCAAACGGAAACAAATCGGGAATCCGAAGAGCTGGCGTTGGTAGAAAGTAAGGAAATAATTAAAGAAGTTGATAAAGAATTTCGCTTCAAAGTTGGCGACGTTGTTTTTGATTCGCCGGATTTAGTTAATCCCTTTGATTATCTTAGGTTATATGAAAACCAACTTAAACAGGATCAAAAAGAAAAAAAGATGCGTTTATTCAGCAAGGCGTTTTTTACATTCTTTTTTTCTTTCAGTTCTGCATTTGTATTTTTCGTTTATTATTTTTTTGGCTCTTCAGCTGAGTTTTTTATTTATTTTCCGATTTTCTTTAGTTGTGTGATTTTTAGCTGTTTGTTTTATTTAAGTTATTGGTTGGAAACAAAATCCGGCGATATTTGATTGACGGCATAAGTTAAATTTAATTTAATGGGATTGTAGTTAGCGACTGCAATCCCATTTTTTTTAGATAGAGATCGTATCTAAAAAAAATAAATCTTTTATGAAAAAAGAAACTAAAAAACTAAGTGCTGATTCTCGGACGGTTTTAAGGTATTTAATTAAAAACGAAAAAAAGAAAATCACACGCAAGAAAATCAGCAAAGAGTTTGGTCTTGGAAAACACAAGATGCGTCGAATCACTTCGGAGCTTCGGTCGTTGGGTATTTTGCACTACAAACCAAAGCACAAAGCAAACGGTCGCTTTGCCGGATGGCTTTGGAAAATAAACAAAGAGAAATTAAAAGAATTGAAAGTAGATTCTTTTTTCGTGCCGGTAGCAAAAAAAAATGACCGGAAGTTAATCGGGCAAATCGCCATTAACCAAATCCAAGCAATGTCGGCACAAATTGAAGATGCAAACATTCAAAAAATTCTCTCGATCGCAGAAAAAAAAATTCATATTGAAACCCAAACGACCGTCGATGAAAAAACAAAAATAATTCGCGATTGTGTTGAAAATCTTTGCTCGCATACTTACGACGAAATCGCAGAGGATTCCGGTTTGCCGGATTCCGTCGTTCGTTCTCGTGTTAAAGTTTTGGTTGATGCCGACATTTTTTATGTTAAAGAAAGATTGGTCGCAAAATCACAAAATACCGGACACTTAATTTATTCAAATGAAAAGCAATGTAATTGCATTAGCTAAAATTTTTCTTTAGGATTTATTTATTACTTTTACGGAGCTTAAACTTTATGAAAAAAATCAAAATAGAAATCAATGCAACACTTTCCGACGACGATATTTCTAAAGTTTTAGAAATATTTAAGACGGCTGATATTCGTTCAAATGTTATTCTTGAAACTGCTTCGATTGAAATAAAGTCAGAGGATAAGGATTTTAAGAGTTCTAAAACTTTTGAATTTGAATATAAAAATAACAAATTGGAAAAGGAAAAAATCATTGAATTGTAAATGAAAAATAAAAGTCAAAAACAAATTTCTAATAAAAATAAGTTTGCCGATAATCCAAGAAAAATCTCTAAAGAACAAAAGAAATTATTAAAAGAACACTTGGAAGAGCTTGGCGATTTATCCGGCGTTGTATATTGCCGGAAAAATAAAGCATACGTCGGCGGGAATCAAAGAAGCGATGTGCTTGACGGTTCTGAAATTATTATTGCGGAAGAGTATGAAAAACCAACCAAAGCCGGAACGGTCGCAGTCGGTGAAATTATTTACAAAAGCGAAAGATACTCTTATCGCGAAGTCGAATTTTCAAAAAAACAATTTGATAAAGCGTGTATCGTTGCAAACTCGGACGGCGGAGTGTTTGATTGGAATGCTTTAAGTTCCGGCACTTGGACGACCAAGCCTTTCGACGATTGGGGATTAAAATTTCCGCAAGGTTTCCGGAGATCTGCAAAAAAAGAATCTAAGGAAACCGAAACGGGCGAAGCCGAAAGAAAAGAGCTGTTAAAAAAATACGGCGTTGAGCTTGGTCAACTTTGGCAACTTGGCGACCATCGGCTTTAATGCGGAAACTCAAGTGACAAAAAAGATGTTGCGAGCTTGATTGGCGAGAACGAAATGGATTTAGTTTTTACCGATCCGCCGTATAATGCTTTGAGGTCCTGGAATGCAAAACCCGCCAAAAAATACACACGGTTAAACAAGCGGGATTGGTTTGATAACGACAATATGAGTTGGAAAGATTTTGAAATTTTCTTGACTGAAGTATTTGAAAACTTTAACTCGCATTCGATTTATGTGTGTTGCGACTTTAGGATTTACGATTTAGTTAAACTTTGCATCGAGAAGCAAAAATATAAAATTCGACATTGCATCGTTTGGAAAAAGAATGTTTGGGGATTGGGCAAGCGTTATCGTTTTCAACACGAATTTATTATTTATGCAACAAAGGGAAACGCACCTTTTTTCGGCGATAAATCACAGAGCGACGTTTGGGAAATTGATGTCGACCGAAAGACCAACCATAAAACGCCAAAACCTTCCGAACTTCCAAGACGTGCCATAATTAACTCATCAAAATTAAACGATAATGTTATCGACTTTTTTACCGGAGCCGGATCGACGCTTATTGCTTGCGAGCAGGAAAAGCGTCGTTTTTTCGGCTTGGAACTTTCGCCGGAATCGGTCGCCGTAACTTTGGAAAGGTTTTACAAATTTACAAATAAAAAACCGAAATTGATAAATTGATTTTATGAAAAAATTAAGCTCAAAAAATAAATATAAAGATAATCCGAGAATAATTACCGAAAAAGAGCAAAAACTTTTAAAAAAGCATCTTAAAGAATTCGGCGATTTATCTGGGATTGTTTATTGCGTTAATAACAAAGCATTTGTCGGCGGAAATCAACGTAGCGACGCTTTGGACGGTTTGGAAATTAACATTCGGGAAAGGTTTGAAAAACCAACCAAATCAAAGACCGTTGCTTATGGCGATATCGTTGGAAAAAACGGCGAGTTGTATGCTTATCGTGAAGTAAAATTCACCAAGCAACAATTTAAAAAGGCTTGCATAGTTGCCAACTCAAACGGCGGAGCTTTTGATTGGGCAAAACTAACGACGGATGTTTGGAATAAAGAAAACCTAAAAGGCTGGGGTGTGAATTTTCCCGCCGGATTTGAAAACTTCGGAAAGAAGCAAAAAAAGAAAGTTGAATTTGAAGCTAATTCAAAAGGTGAAAAATTATTTTTTCTCAATATCCAATGCGACGATGAAAATCAATGCAAGGAACTTTACAATCAATTTATAGAAAAAGGATTTAACTGCAAAATAGTTACTTAAAATTATGAGTGAAATATACGACGATTTAATGCAAATAATAACTGAAGCCGAGCAATCTTCGCCAAGAATTCCAAATAGTGAAATAAAGGTAAATGACGGAATTTATATTTTGCCGTGCAATGAGAAAAAAGAATTGGTTGGTCTTGATTATGAAGTCTTAAATTTTCATTTACAGAAACAAGGCTTAACAGTTATAAAAACTGAGTTTTTGCAAGTTGAAAATTACGGCGATTGTTATGTGATGCCAAAACCAAAAGTTAATTTATTTGATCAAAAATTTCGATGGGGCTGGAAATGGTAAAGAAAATTCCAAAAAATGTAAAAGTAAAACTTGAATCCGAAATAATCGACGATTATTACACAAAGCGAGCTTGTGACTCACAAGATTTAGATATCAAGAAAAAATCACGGCATATTTTAGAAGTGCAAAACATTGCTCCGGAATCTGATTGGAGCATCGGTGTTATTTTTGGTTCATCAGGAAGCGGAAAAACTTCACTAGCAAAAAAATTGTTTGGTGCAAATTGTTTTCAAACAGCTTTGAATTTGGAAAAACCGATAATCTCACAATTTGGCGATTCAATGAATTTTGAAGATCGTGCAAAATTATTAAATGGCATCGGATTAAATTCCGTTCCGTGTTGGGTTCGCCAAGCCAAAACTTTATCGAATGGGCAAAGGGCAAGAGCGGAAGCATCATTATTGATTTCCGACCAATCTAAAAATTTAGTTTGTATCGACGAATGGACTTCCGTTGTTGACCGGCCGGTTGCTAAGGTGATGAGCCATTGTTTGCAAAAATTTGCAAGGAAACAAAAAAAGAAAATTATTTTAGTTACTTGCCATCGGGACGTTATCGAATGGCTCAAAGCTGATTGGATGATTGATTGCAATACTGAAAAGTTTATAAACCGAAGTGAATTAAAACAAGGTTTTTTTTTGAGCCAAAAACAGAACTTAAATTCGACATCCGAAGGATCGACCGAGAAAGTTGGAAGTATTTTAGCAAGTATCATTATTTGAGCGACCAAATGCCAGGCGGGAATTTATTTTGTTACGGACTTTTTCACGGCGACGATCAAATTGGTTTTCAATGTTTCGCAAATTATGTTCCTCGTGAGCGTGATAAACGAATGATTTACCATTCTAATCGGACGGTTATTCATCCGGACTTTCAAGGCTTCGGTCTTGGGATTAAATTTGTAAATGCTTGCACGAAACATTTTGTTGATAAATTTGGCTATGAAATAAGAGCAAAGGGTTCACACTCCGCAATGTTTTACTCAAGAATAAATGATGAAAATTGGGAATTGTTAAGGGTTCGGCGAACGTTTGGCTCAATTAAAAAAAATCACGATTTCGGAGCTCTCAATCGGCGAACGGCTTATCGGGAATACGGAATAAAAACTTATCATTTTCGTTATGTCGGACACGATAAAAAACTGTTTAACATTAAACATTAAAAGGGAATATTTTTTAGAAATTCTCGAGGGAAAAAAAACCGAAGAATTTCGCAAAGTTTCAAAACATTATAAATCCCGAATTGATGGGAAAGACATTGAAACTCTTTTGCTAAAAAATGGATATTCAAAAAATGCCGATTGGCTTTTGGTTAATGTTGAAAAAATTTACAAGCGTCGCCGGAAAGTTAAACTATACGGCGACAAACCGACTCTTGTTTATGTGATCAAATTGGGCGATGTGATAGATAGTTTTGTCGCTGATAATGATTCAACGGAAGAGCAAGGAAAGAATTACGGCAGAGGGCAACATCCAAATTCACGAAAAAACTTGATTCTCGGTGCTTGGCAAGAAGGCGAATCCGGCAATCCGGACGGAAAAAAAAAGGGAACTAAAGACCGTGCAAAAGTGTTAAATTCTTTCTTGCATTTGAAAGTTAAAGTTCCAAATCCGCTCGATGCAAACGGCGATAAAACTTTCGTCGATTTGCCGGAAATAATCGAGATGACTGTTTATGAACAAACTGCAATGGCTTTAATCGGCAGAGCTTTATCCGGTGATGTAAGGGCATTCAAAGAAATCCAAGATACATTACACGGCAAACATATAAACCGTCGCTCGCAGTTAATTGATGAAAATGAAGATAAGTCGTCCGAATTAGACGAAGCTTATATCGACGATTTAGAAAGAATTTACGGCAAAGACAAAGAGGATTAAATTTATGGCTACAAACGGAATTGTTTCTTTTACAGAAAATGGAGATGTTAAAACAAAAATTATTGTTGGTTGTGACGGTTATAATGCTGAACAATTTGCAATCGCATCTCTTCACAAAAAATTTGAAAAACTTTCTGATTATTATGATTTTGCACTTGCTAACGATTTTGGATGTCGTGGGTGTTTAGTTGTAATGAATTCAGAAGAGCATATATTTATCGGCGACGGCGAAATAATTCCTGATTTATATTATGCGACTTTTAATGTTTGGTTTGTAAATCCGAGATGGACAAAAGGCATCGCAAGCAATGTTATTAAAATCAACCAAACAAGAAAAAGAATCTATCGTTTTAATTTTGATATTCAAAAAGTAAAAATTGACTAAATGTCGGGAAATCCAAAATTAAAAAAATTGTCGCCGGAAGCATTTAAGCGTTATGCACGAACGGCGAAACGTCTTGGCGTTCCAAAAGATACCTTTCAAAGATTCCACAAAGCTCGGTATGTAGCACAAGAAAAACAATTAGAGTTTCACGCATCCGCAAGATTGGCGGATAAAATTCCGGAACTTGTCGACATCGGATACGGCGGAGCTCGCGGCGGTGGAAAAACTTATGCAATTTTCGCACAAATTGCACTTGACGACTGCCAACGAGTTCCAAATCTAAAAGTTTTATATTTGCGAAAACACGGCGGAGCAATTTCCGAAACGCTGGACGAATTGGCAAAAAGCGGATTGCTTGCAAACATCCCGCATAAAGCATCCGGTCGCAAAATCAAATTTGCCAACGGCTCGCAAATCATAATCGGGCATTTTCAATATGAAAAAGATATAAATAAATATCTTGGTCAAAACTACCAAATCATCGCCATCGAAGAGGCGACGCAGTTATCCGAATCAAAAATAATAAATATCAAAACTTGCAATCGTGCGAGCCGTCGTATGAATTTCAAGCCGAGAGTTTATTATTCGACGAACCCCGGCGGAGTTGGACATCAATGGTTTAAGGATAAGTTTATCGTTCCTTTCCGTGATGAAAAAAGCGGAAAAAAACAAACAACGACTCGTTTCATTCCGGCGACTGTCGATGATAATGCACAAATCGACGAAAATTATATTAAGAATAATCTTGATACTTTGGTCGGTTGGCAGTTAAAGGCTTGGCGTTTTGGCGATTGGGATGTTTTTGCCGGACAATTTTTCGACCGTTTCAAATATGATGAACACACTTTCGATATTGATAAATCAATTTTTGCGGATTATGAATTGCCGACTCGTGATATCAGAATTTGGGGGTCGATGGACTGGGGATTTCAGCACTACAATACATTTTATCTTTTCGCAAAATATGACGGTATGCTTTACACGCTCGGCGAAAGTTGCAAGCGACAAGCAAATGCCGAAGAGGTTGCAAACGGTATAAAAGAAGTCGTGAATCAATTTTCTTTTCCCGACGGCGAAACTTTAGATGTTTTTGATTTGGAAGATATTGTCGCCGGATCGGATGTTTTTAAGTTTGACGGCGAGCGTGGAACGACTCTTTCGGACGAATATGGCTTGCACGATATAATCTTAAATCAAGCAAACCAAACAAGGCTTGCCGGAGCATCAAAAATTTATTCATTACTTGGCGACTCAAATCAAGGCAAGATAAGCCGTGTTAGAATTTCACGTAGTTGTCGAATGTTAATCAAACAACTTCCGGCGATGCTACACGACGAAAAAACGCCGGGCGATGTAAAAAAAGTAAATGTTGATGAATTTGGAAAAGGCGGAGACGATGCTTATGATGGTTGGCGTTATGGCGTGATGGAGTTTGAAGATTCGGTCTTGGGATTAAATATGTAAATGCTTGCACGAAACATTTTGTTGATAAATTTGGCTATGAAATAAGAGCAAAGGGTTCACACTCCGCAATGTTTTACTCAAGAATAAATGATGAAAATTGGGAATTGTTAAGGGTTCGGCGAACGTTTGGCTCAATTAAAAAAAATCACAACAAAAAAAGAGGCAAAAAAATAAAATGGACCCAGAAG